CAGATTCAATCCCTAGTTGCACGTGGCTCGAAGCTAGAACCTTTAGCAATTGGACTCGCAGATTGTTTGAAAGTATTCGAACAAGTCTAAGTCTCCTATAAAATCATTTAGTTATTAATATTCTTAGAGCTTTAGATCCTCGCTGCTTGCCTGGTATTCTAGCAGCTCGCATCTAGTTTGGAGTGACGAGTGGCAAGTTAGGATTGCCACAACTAATAGAGGTACCAGTGCCATGCCAAAATAGTTATTACCCTTATTAACCATTTATCTTTTTTACCCCTATATTTTTTATTGTTGTTACTATTGTCGGATTTGTACGCTTAAAGGCTCCAAAATCATTATTGATTTATAAAATAATAAGTAGTACAACGATTATCGTTAAAAACAGAAGTTCAAAAAAATTCTGCAAAAAATTTTTCAAAATGGAAATTGATTTAGAAAAAATAAAGAAACTACCTGCTGATGTCCGTAAAGACTTCATGAGGATGTACTTACAGTTAGAAGAGAAAAAGAAAGAAGATAAGATAAGAAGTGATTTTTTAAGCTTTGTAAAACACATATGGCCTGATTTTATAGAAGGCTATCACCATAAAATTATTGCACAAAAATTTAACGACATGGCTAACGGCAAGATTAAAAGACTTATTGTTAATATGCCACCAAGACACACTAAGTCTGAGTTTGCGTCATCACTATTACCGGCATGGATGATAGGTCGTACTCCCAAGCTAAAAATAATTCAAACAACCCACACAGGAGAACTTGCTGTAAGGTTTGGTCGTAAGGCTAAGAACCTAATTGATAGTGAAGAATACCAAAAGGTATTTCAAACTAGATTACAAGAAGATAGTAAAGCTGCTGGACGTTGGGAAACCGCACAAGGTGGAGAATACTTTGCTGCAGGTGTTGGTGGAGCAATTACAGGTAGGGGTGCAGATCTATTGATTATAGATGATCCACACTCGGAGCAAGATGCTATGAACATACAAGCTCTTGAGAGAGCATATGAATGGTACACATCAGGTCCTCGACAACGTTTACAGCCAGGTGGTAAAATTGTTTGTGTAATGACCAGATGGAATACAAAAGATTTAACAGGTATGTTATTAAACTCACAAAAAGAAGCTAAGGCTGACCAATGGGAAGTTGTAGAGTTTCCAGCAATTTTGCCAAGTAAGAAACCTGTTTGGCCAGGCTATTGGAAACTAGACGAACTTGAAGCTGTTAAAGCATCACTGTCAGTTGGTAAGTGGAATGCACAATGGATGCAGAATCCAACATCTGAAGAAGGTGCAATCATAAAACGTGAGTGGTGGAAAAATTGGGACAAAGATAGTTTACCTGCTTTAAAACATGTTATCCAATCTTACGATACTGCTTTTATGAAAAAAGAAACTGCCGATTACTCTGCCATTACAACGTGGGGCGTGTTTCAAGAAACTGAAGACTCAGCACCTAATTTAATTTTACTCGATGCTATGAAAGAGAGACTAGAATTTCCTGAGTTGAGACGAGTAGCGAAAGAACAATATGACTACTGGCAACCAGAAACTGTGTTAGTTGAGGCCAAGGCATCAGGACTACCACTTACTTATGAACTTAGAGCTATGGGAATACCTGTAGTCAACTTCACACCATCAAAAGGAAACGATAAGCATACTAGAGTTAATTCTGTTGCACCGTTATTTGAAAGTGGTATGATATGGGCTCCAACAGATAAAAAATTTGCACAAGAGGTTATGGAAGAGTGTGCTGCTTTCCCTTATGGAGATCATGATGATTTAGTTGACTCCATGACTCAAGCTGTTATGAGATTTAGACAGGGAGGATTAATAACTCACCCTGAAGATTATCAAGAGGAGAAATCTCCTCCTAGAAAATATAGTTACTATTGGTAAATTATGGAAAATTTTATAGGACCAAGACTTGAAAACGAAAATATACAAAAACAAGGTATAGGATCTTTAGGTAGACCATTACAAAACACTGATGATTCTAAAGCATTAAAAGCAGCCTTAGCTGCTTTTTCTTTATTAGATGAAAAAGATCAAGAAGTTACATATAGTTTTTTTGATGGAGTTCTTCAATCTAGTATAATTAATGATAACGAAAGTTTAGCTAAAATAAAAGCATCTGAATTTGCTTCTAAAAAAATTGGATATGAGGGAGATATTCCCGTTAATTTAGACGACAAAACTTTGTTTAAAATTGCATTAGATACAAAAGATAAGTTACCTAATGATATAAGATTAAAAATAGACACAAATGCAAATTTAGTTGGAGATAAGGAATTAGAAAATGTTAATTTAACTGCGGGTAAATTTGGAATTAATTTTGATGGAGAAAATGCAGTAGGTAACTACAATTACAAAAATGGTAAATTAAATGTTTCTCCTACCATCATTAAAACTAAAGATAATGTTGAAACAGACACTAATTTACAATATTTGTTAGATGAAGACACTGTTGATATATTTACAATGCAAGGACCCGTAAAACTTGCAAAAGAATCTTTAACTGTTAATATTAATACGGATAAACTTTATAATCAAGAATCAGGGACAGTTGCTTATGTTAAAAGAAAAGATGATGGAAGTGAAAAAGCAAACATTTTTTTAAACTCTGTTGCAAAAAATAATGAACCTGAAAATGTAGAATTAAGTTTTGATTATATAACAAACAAAAAAATAGGATTTAGTGGATCAACGTACAAAGATTTTAAAGATAGTACAGATCAAAGTAAAATTGGAGTTAACTTACCTATAACAAACTATGCTAATTTAGAAGCTTCTAAAAATATAGGTGATTATAATAACGATAACAATTTAAGATTAAATGTAGGTAAAGATTTTAATTTTAATAATGGAGGTAATTTAAAGGTTGGTGGCTATCTTGATAATGAAGGTAATTATCAAGCGGGACTTAATTATAAACTAGCTTTTGGTGAAAAACCAAAACCTAAAGGTATGAGTTATTCAACAAACAATCCTAAAGAAGCACTTTCATTTATACAAAGAAATACAAAAAAAAGAGGCGGAAGAGTAAAAATGTCTAACGGAGGGTTAGCTAACCTGTTAAAACTTTAATGAAATTAAATACAAAATTAACCAAAACCACACCACCTAAAAAAGGACCTAACTCACAGGGCTTGAATATTCCTAGTAAAAAGGTTAAGGTCGCAAGATTGGAGAAAATAAATGGCAGATATGGACAAAGCTCTTCCAAACGTTGAGCAAACTATAAATATACCTAGTCAAGAAGAACTAGAGGTACAAATAGAAGAAACACAAAAAGACCCACAAGAACCTGTTGACGTTCAAGAGAACGAAGATGGAAGTGTTGACATAAATTTTGATCCATCAAAAGTTAATATTGAACAAGGACAAGATCATTTTTCTAATTTAGCAGAATTATTACCAGATAATGTTTTATCTCCAATAGGATCAGAACTATCAGAAAATTACCAAGATTATAAATCTTCAAGAAAAGATTGGGAAAGAGCTTACACATCAGGATTAGATTTATTAGGATTTAAATACGAAAGTAAAACAGAACCATTCAAAGGCGCATCAGGTGCAACACATCCTGTATTAGCTGAAGCTGTCACTCAGTTCCAGTCGCTCGCTTATAAGGAATTGTTACCAGCAGGTGGACCTGTGCGTACACAGATTATAGGTTTATCTACACCAGACAGAGAGCAGCAAGCAGCGAGAGTCAAGGACTTTATGAATTACACTATCATGGACAAGATGACAGAGTATGAAGCTGAGTTTGATCAAATGTTATTTTATCTACCACTATCAGGATCTGCATTTAAAAAAGTTTATTACGATGAAGTAATGGGTAGAGCAGTTTCTAAATTTGTACCAGCAGATGATTTAGTTGTACCTTACACAGCTACATCTTTAGATGATGCAGAATCAATTATTCATATGGTTAAGATGTCAGAAAATGAATTACGAAAACAACAAGTTGGAGGTTTCTATAGAGACATAGAATTAGATCCATCTTATAATAGTGAATCAGAATCACAGAAAAAAGAGAGAGAGTTAGACGGAACAAAAAAAGGTAGAGATGAAAAAGTATTTACCTTGCTTGAGTGTCACGTGAACTTAGACCTCGATGGCTTTAATGATGTTGACGCAGAAGGTCAACCAACAGGAATTAAATTACCATACATTGTTACAATAGAAGAAGGATCAAGAGAAATTTTATCTATTAGAAGAAACTATGAAATAGGAGATCCTTTAAAATCTAAAATTAGTTACTTCGTACACTTTAAATTTTTACCAGGACTTGGCTTTTACGGTTTTGGATTAATTCACATGATTGGTGGATTATCTAGAACTGCAACATCAGCTTTAAGATCATTGTTAGATGCAGGAACGTTATCAAACTTACCTGCTGGATTTAAAATGCGTGGTATAAAAATGAGAGACGAGAATCAAAGTATTCAACCGGGTGAGTTTAGAGATGTAGATGCTCCTGGTGGAAACTTACGAGATGCTTTTATGACTCTTCCTTTTAAAGAACCATCGCAAACATTATTATCGCTTATGGGTGTCGTGGTACAAGCAGGTCAAAGATTCGCTTCAATAGCAGATCTGCAGGTGGGAGACGGGAATCAGCAAGCTGCAGTGGGCACGACAGTTGCTATGCTTGAAAGAGGAAGTAGAACAATGTCAGCCATACATAAGAGATTGTATGCTTCTATGAAAAAAGAATTTAATTTATTAGCAAGAGTTTTCAAATTATATCTACCTCCAATCTATCCATACGATGTTGTCGGAGGACAGAGGCAAATCAAACAATTAGACTTTGACGACAGAGTAGATATATTGCCGATTGCTGATCCAAATATATTTTCTCAGACTCAGAGAATCTCCCTCGCCCAAACGGAGATGCAATTGGCTGCCTCGAATCCAGAAATTCATAATCAGTACGCAGTGTATAGAAATATGTACGAAGCATTAGGTGTTAAAGACATAGATTTAATTTTAAAGAAACCACAAGCACCAATACCAAAAGATCCTGCGTTAGAACATATCGATGCATTAGGTGCTAAACCTTTTCAAGCGTTTCCAGGTCAAGATCATCAATCACACATCACAGCTCACTTATCTTTTATGCAAACTAACATGGTTAGAAACGCACCTATGGTCGGATCTGCAATACAAAAAAATATTTTAGAACATATTAGTCTAATGGCACAAGAACAAATAGAATTAGAGTTTAGACAAGAGTTACCACAACTAGCACAGATGATGCAGATGGGACAACAGAACCCACAAATGCAACAACAAGCTATGTCTATGCAACAACGTATAGAAGCAAGAAAAGCAGAACTGATTTCTGAGATGATGGAAGAATTTATGAAGGAAGAAAAGAAAATTACTTCACAATTTGACAATGATCCTATTGCAAAACTAAGAGCTAGAGAATTAGATCTTCAAGCACAAGAAAATACAAGAAAAAAACAAGAAGGTGAGCAAAGAATGAACCTAGATCGTATGAAAGCAATGATGAATCAAAAAAATCAAGAAGAAAAACTTGAACAGAATGAAGAATTAGCAAATTTACGTTCTGATACATCAATTGAAAAAACAATTTTATCAAATGAACTAAAAAAGGACAATTAATGATAGATAAAAAAGAAAAAAACACTTTAAAGAAGCATAAAAAACATCATACAACAAAACATATGGCATCAATGAAAAAAGATATGAAAAAAGGTGTTAGTTTTAATAAATCGCATAATAAAGCTATGCGAAAGGTTGGAAAATAATGGCTTGGTTTGGTTTAGCAAAATTAGCACTATCTGCTGGAAGTAAAATTTACGCAAATAGACAAAAAACTAAGATGGCTATGTCTGATGCACAA